TATCAGTGGATCAATATGTATGCGACGGACAATCCCAATCTCGATCAGACCGCCATTGCCGAACTCTTTAAGAGCCTAACCGCTGCCGAGCGGGCGACGCGCATTTACGGCCAACATCTGCGGTTGACGAACCGCGTGCATCCCAATTTCACCGATACTGACCATACCTGGTGTTTTGTCTGTAACGACCTCACGATTCTGTCGGAATCCGGAACCTGTGGCACCTGCGGGCAAGCCGATGCCGTCCAGTTCAATCATGTGCAGGGCGTGCTGGCTAATCCGAACTATCCCGTGATCTGCGCCCTCGACCCGCATCCGCGCAAGCCGCACATGCTGATCTGGGTCCAGGTCACCCCCGATGATGACTTGCAACAGGTCGCGGAACTTGAAGTGCCGGGATCGCCACAGGACGTGGCGGATCGGGTATTGGAACTGGAATCCGACTATGGCTGGCAGCGCATCACGCGGCTGATCGACCCCAATATGGGCCGGTCCCCCAGCGGCACCGACCGCGAGACGACCTGGCAAGATGCCTTTGAGCAGGCAGGATTGCGCTTTGATCTGGCCGACGATAGCGACGTGGGACGGCAGCTTGTGAACGATTATCTCAAACCTGACGCATTGACTCGCCGCCCACGCGCCACGATTGATCCTCGGAACCTGCGGACGATCTTCCAGATGAAGCGGTTTTCCTGGGACGATTACAAGAAGTCCACCGAGCGCGATCAGAAGCAGCGCCCCAAGCAGAAAAACGACGATTACCCCGCCCTCTGGCGGTATATCTGTAACAGTCACCCCACGTTCCGTGGCTGCCGCGACGTGGGGCAGGCGTGTTACCTCGCCGTAGGACGGAAGAACGGGTACTGAGATGGATGGATTAGGATTGTCCTCCTCATCGCAGGAGCAGCCCACGCAGATTTTCGAGGAGGCCCTACGGACCTATCCGATCCTGCAAGGACTTGGGCTGCAAATCCGTTCAAGCAATGGGAGGATGTTGCGGAGTGGTACACCCCGGCGCAACTCCAAATGTTTGATGAGATGATGCACTACCTGACGCAGCAGAAGAAAGGGCAGTAGTATGGCGAAGACACGACGCAGCCTGAAACCTGATGATGTGGAGCAGTTTGTCCAAGAGGTCATTGGACATTATGACGATGACTTGCAGGATCGCGCCGACTGGTCGGAGGCGCGGCTGCAACGCTACGCGAAATTGCGCGGCTGGCTCCAGCCCAAATCGTATCCCTGGCCGGATGCGTCGAACCAGCATGTGCCGATGCTGATGTCGAACAGTCTCCGCATGCAAGACACGCTGCACAATGCCGTGCTCTCGACGCGCCCGGTGATTTCCGCCATTGCCATCAATAAGGCCGACGCCGAGAAAAGCGAACATATTGACCGGCTCCATGATTACCAACTCTTCGTGGAGCAGAATGGCGAAGAGAAGCTGGGAGATTTGATCTGCAATTTTGTGGACGAAGGCAAATTCATTGCCTTTATTCCGTGGATCAGCGATGCGCGGGAAGTGGTGGAAACGAAGACGTTGGACAGTGCCCCTGGCGAGATGGACCCGTCGATCTTCTACGAAGAGGCTATGCGAGGGTGGTTCCCGAAGGAAGCCGTCATCGAAGCCGCCAATGCTCAGGCCGATCACTATTATGTGACCTGGATCGATGAGCGCGGGAAGAAATTCCAAGCCGAGGTCGAGTTCTATTGCGACGACGAGAAGCGGTACTACGGCTTGATTACCACGGAACGGAAAATCTTTGACGGCCCCTGCCTGATCCCGAAGAATCTGGAAGATATTATTGTGCCGAGCCGTGCGGAGAATCTGCAACCGCCGAGCCCTAGCAACCCCAATGGAGCCGATCACGTCATCATGATCGACTATCCCTCGTGGGATGAAGTCAATCGGTTGCAGCGCAACAAGTACTACGATCTCCTATCGGACGAGGATCGTGATGAGATTCGAGACCTGACGACTGGCGACGCGGGCCATACTGAAGAACAGCGGGCCAACAGCCCTGAAGCCGCGAAGGTCCAGCGGGATCTCTTGGCGGGCATGGAGTATGGCAATGCCGAGTTGGCCAGCAAGACACTGACCCGGCTCACGTACTTTGGCCGATGGGATCTCGACGAGGACGGCATCGAGGAAGAAATCGTGGCACGGATTCTGTTGGAGCCCAAGAAGCTCTGCCGATTGCGGTTGCTGCAAGAAGAGTTTCCGACCCCGACGCCCCGCCGTCCGTTTGCCGAAGGCACGTTCATTCCGGTGCCGGGAGAATTTTATGGCATTGGGTTGCTGGAATTATTGGAGCATCTGCATGATCTGACGAAGACGTTACTCGATCAAATGATCGACAAGCACACGTTGGCCAATACCCCGTGGGGACTCTATCGGAGTTCGTCGAGCATGCGCCCCGAAACGATTCGGATGGCTCCTGGCATGTTGTATCCCGTATCGAATCCGCAGCAAGACGTGGCGTTCCCGAACATGCCCCAGCAAGATCAAGCGATGGCGATGAATTTGATTGCGTTGATTCAGCAATGGGCCGAGAAGCAGTCCATGCAGGGGACCTTGCAGTTCGGTGGGGTGCCGCAAGGCAAAGCATCGGCGCTCCGTACCAGTACCAACATGATGTCGGTCTTGCAGCAAGGCGATGCGCGACCGGAACGGATTCTGCGCCGGTTCTTCCGTGGTCTGTCGGGCATTTTTCAGCAGTTCCATGAATTGAATCAGGCGTTCCTGGGACCGAAGAAGCAGTATCGTGTGATGGGCGTGGTGAAACCAGGGGAAGACCCGTACCGCACGATTGAATCCCCAGACGCGATTCGCGGGCAATTCGACTTTGATTTCCGTGCCAACGCCCTGAATACCAGTAAGGCGCTGACCAGTCAGGTCTTGAGTGAACTCATGCCGATGGTTGTCAATGGGCTGACCTTACAACTCGGCCTCACGACCCCTGAACATATCTACAACCTCTTGCGGGATGCGATTCAGAGTCGTGGCCAGGATTACAACAAGTACATCAAGGCTCCCCCAGAGGCCAATATGCCGAAGGTCACCGCCGAGGATGCGATGGGGCAGATGGTCCAGGGCATTGTGCCGCAAGGCAAACCCGAAGAAGGCGCACAGGCGCACCTGCAACTCTTAGAGCAGTTCCGCAGCCAAGATCCTCGGTTCCGAGAGCTCGTCAAGGACGAGCCATATTTCGAGATGATTTTCCAGGCTTATGTTCAGCAGGTCCAGCAGATTGCGATACAGGAACAGCAACAGGCACAACTCGCCCAACAGTTCGCCGGGGCCTTTGGCGGCGGACAAGGGCAGCCCGGTCCAGAAGGAATGGTGCAACCAGGAGCCGATGAGATGTCTATGCAAGGGACGGGCCAGCTCAACGATGAGTCACTGCCTGGAGCGAAAGGGATGATGTTGTGATGCCATATCCAGTACCTACGCCATGTAGCGTATTCGATCAGTGCCTATCGAATGTCAGCGAGAGTCTTGATGCGTTAAGAACATCTATTCTCTGGCCTGATGGCAAGCCGATCTGTGACCCAGGTGGGCATGTCAACATCACGTTCGAGCAAATGGAGCGGCTGTTTGCGAATATGCAAAATCTCTTGACGTATCTTCATAGTGCTGAAGTCGAGCGGGTGCGAAAGATTATGGAGCAGATATGAGGGAAGTTGAGGCGGAGATCTGGTGTCCTCGATGCAAGCATTATGTCGGCATCGTGTGGCGCGTCAAGACTGATATTGGCTGGACACATGAATCTGAGCCTGATCCTATGCCTAAACGGTGTACTGTCTGTGAGGGTGTGACTGAACGAAAATGAACCACTTGCATTGTCTGTAGCAATATGCTACATCCCCGATCATGTGTTACGTTTTGGTAGCAGTCTGCGTTACCAAAAGGTAACAGAAAGGACACATGCCTCCAACGAGACGTGAAGTCGAACGTGCGATCCGCGAGTCTCCCCCTCCTGCGGCGGCAGAGACGCAGTATTGGAAGTCCATCTTACAGTCAGCGGCAGTCTCCAGTGAACATCTGACGCAATCCCCTGAGTGGAACGCCTATCTCGAAAAGCTTCAGGTGTTGCTGAATGATGCCAAGGTGTCGGCGGCAACGTGGCTGGAACGTTTGGGTGGGGCGATGGAAGACAAAGATGTGCGGGTCGCACAGTTTAATTATCAGGCAGCTCATGCGCGAGTGAAGACATTAGAGGAAGTCATGGCTTTGCCTAGTGAACTGATTCAGCTTCACAAGGGCAGTGCCACGGCCTGAATGCCTGTAAGTTCGGCAGGGATTCAGTATACGGAGAACGCGGTGTCATCCCAGCCAGAAATGGGATGCGAGGGACATCACCCATAATTGATGTGAGGGATCTATGAGCGATGAACAAGTGACCCAGACCCAGGAGACACCTGCCGGTGAGACTGCGGAACACTCCGTTGTTGAGACCGCGAGTGTCGTGACTGACCAGACGACCGAGACGCCGACGACGGATCAGGCGGATGACGTACATCCCCTTGAGCCAGAGGGGGATCGGTTCAAGCAAGTCTGGGCGCGTGCGAAGCGAGCCGAAGCCGAGAAAGAACGGCTGCGGGACGAATTGCAACGCGAGCGTGAGGAACGGATTCGCCAGGAGGAACGCCTCAAAGCCAAAGAGGAGACTCAGGCGGCCCAATCCACGCAGAAGGAATATACCTGGGAGCAACTGGAAGCCGCCATTGAAGAGGGCAAGATTACCCGTGCCTGGGCCAATACGTACCGTGAAGAGCTGGTGGCCAAGAAGGCCAAGGACGCGGCCAAACGGGAGCTGCAAGAGGAGCAACAGCGCCTTACGCAGAAAACGTCGGTTGAGTCTGAGCTGGATCGGTACAAACAATTGGTGCCGGATGTCATGCAGCGTGAGTCGCCCATTCGCCAGAAGGTCGAACGGGAATATGCGTATATGGTGCAAACCTTGGGGTTCAAGGAAGGACTCCCGACGCAACTCGCTGCGGTGCGGGCGGCGCTTGGCGATCTGGATACCGTTGAGCGCAGCGTCAAAGCCAAACATTCGACCACACGGGAGCCGTTCATGGAAACACATTCATCGACTCAGAAACCCCAACAGAAGTCCTCCAAGTTCATTGATAAGCTCGATGAGCGGCAGAAGGCCCACTACGAGAAGATGATTCGGACGGGGCAATATGCGGGATGGGACGAAATTGAAGCGGAACTGAAATATGTGCCGCCCACCATAGGAGCGCGTCGTGGCTGAAATTCTGGTCAAACAGACCTGGACCAAGCAGGATGTGCTGAAGGCCGCAGAGGCCGGTGGCAAGAAACGCGGTCGGGCAGCGGGTGGCTGGATTGCCGATATTGCGGCGCAAAAGAAAGTCATCACGCTCTGCCCAGAGTGTACGCATAAATTCAACCCTGCGAAGGTGTCGTATCGCCGCGAGAAAGAGTTCCCGGTGTGCCAAGCCACCTGTGACGGATGCTCGACATTCGATGACAAGTGTTCCTGGTACATCTACGACGAACTCTATACCTCGATTCGGAGCACATCCGAGGAACGGCGAGCCCTTCAACGGTCACGAGAACTCCGCATCAAACGCGGATTTCTCTAGGTCAGAACCCCTGGACCACTGAAGCAGGGGCAGAAAGGGATATCATGCAATACCTTGGCAACTTCTCAAGTTCTTCTCCAGTCATTAAGAAATACAAAGCGAGCGCCACGGGCTACGTGCAGGGCATTGTCATGCTGCGGTCGGCAGGCAATGCGTCTGGGCAAATGTCCACGTCCACCACGACCAGTTTTGCCGATGCGTTGGGTCTGTTGGCGGATAACGGCAACAATGCCGGGTCCAGCATCACGTACAGCACCACACAGGGCGATCCTGAAGCGGTCTTTGGCGTCATCGTCAACCCGGATCAAATTCTTCGGGCGTTGATGGTGACGGGGGCCACAGGGACCTCCATCACATCCGATACCATCGTCACGGCAGCCTCCAATGGGTTGACGGCGGTAGGGGCGTCTTCAGTGGCGTCACCGGATATGGATGAAGGCATCTTGTGGTATCTCAGCGGATCAAACGTCGGGAAGTCTCGCAAGATTACGTCTACCTCGTCTGTGACGGCCACGGTGATCGTGCCGTTTGGGGCGAATGCGGTGGGCGATACGTTCTGTTACGCGGGCGTCAACATCGGGTTGACCGGTGTGACGCTGACTACGGACTTGCTGAAAGTTCGGACGGATATTGCGGTTTCGACGGGTGCCAGCGCGACCTGCATCGACATGGAACTGAATGGCGTCAGCGACAGCTACGTGCATTTGGTCCTGAACGATCATGTCATGAAAGTGGCGACCTAATTACGATTAAACAAGGAGTGACATCATGGCCGTTCCACATTCGGTAGGGAATTTTGGGGATCTCATTAACCCCCGTGTGACGAAGCTGTTTTACGATGAATATCAACAGTTGGCTGACCGCATTGCCGAGATTTACTCAATTGAGAAATCCAGCGGCAATTTTGAAACCGCGTCCAGCGTCGGAGCCTTGGGGAATTTCTCCCAATTCACCGGCACCGTGACGTATCAATCGCAAGCGCAGGGCTATGACGTGACCGCCACGCATGTCCCGTTTGCGAGCGGGATTCAGATCGAGCGCGAACTGTACGACGATGACCGGCATAATATCTGGCAGCGTCGGCCTGTCGCGTTGGCGCAAGCCGCGCAGCAGACCCGCCAGAAACATGCCGCGAGAATCTACAACAACGCGGCGTCGGTGGATTCGTTCTTCTACAACAACACCGAAGGCGTGGCCTTGGTGTCGGATAGCCATACCACGAACAGCGGAGCCAGCACGGCGACCGGGTTCGACAATATGACGACCTCATCGCTCAGTGCGGTGTCGTTGGCGGCGGCTCGCATTCAAATGCGGGGCTTTCGGAACGATGTGGCCGAGCGCATCAGCGTGATGCCGGATCGGTTGGTGGTGCCGGTCGATCTCGTGCATATTGCACAGGAGATCGTTGAGTCCGAAGGACAGCCCGATACGGCGAATAACAACATCAACGTGCATAAGGGGAAATTCACGGTCTTGGACTGGGAATATCTCACCGATGCGAACAACTGGTTCTTGGAAGATTCGCGCATGCGGAAACGGTCCTTGATTTGGTACGACCGGATTCCGTTGGAATTTGCGATGGCCGAGGAACTGGATACGTTGATTGCCAAGTGGCGCGCGTACATGCGTTATTCGTTCGCATGGTATGACTGGCGCTATATCCTTGGCGGCATCGTGTCGTAATGTAAAAGGTGGGGGCCTCAGCAATGGGGCCTCCAACATTCCAATGAAGCTAGCGAAATTCAATGGACATATCAATGCCAAGGTGGGGCAGGTCATGCACGAGTTCAAGCAGGGCATGCTGCACACTGGCGCGAAGGATGGCCCTATTGTGCGCAACAAAAAGCAAGCGATAGCGATTGCATTCTCGGAGGTCGAGGCCATGAAGAAGAAAAAAGGTAAAAAGAAAGGACGGTAATATGGCGAACCGCTATTACACGTCGATGCCGTCTCGGAAGATTTCCGGCAAGGACTTGCCGAGTCCGAAGGCGGGCAAGGTTTCAGCGATGCCGCAGAAGCAAGCCTTTACGAATCTGCAGTTGCCTGGGAAGGCGGCTGATGGGTTTGCGGCGGCGAAGAAGGGCTATCGTGAAGTAAATGGATACGCGGCATGGAAAGGACTCTCTCAGTCAACAGCCGATGAATATAACCGTGATAGGGCCGCTTACAGAAAAGCGAAAAGCAAGATGGACGAATACGACCTGCAAGAGGATGCTGGCGGAATTGTCGTTGACAATGCCAAGCGAAATGCGAAGGGCGATTACGAACTTTCTGGTACAAAAACACCGTATGAGGTTGATACTCGTAAATTGGGGAGAAGCGATACGCCGTATGGTGAGTTATATGAACGCAAATATGGGCCTAAGAAAAGATAACCAACAAGGATTCTAGCTCCGTCAGGGGCGCGTGACGCCGAGCGAACTCATTATCGTGCCACAGAAAGGATAACACATGGGGTACATGACAAAATTTGGATCATTTTGGGGCGTTCTCCCGCAGACGACGGGTCGCATGTTTTGGGTAGCTCCGTCAGCGAGCTACACGATTGAAGGGCGCTCCTATGACGCCAGTGACAATAACGATGGGCTCTCACCCGAACGGGCGTTCCGCACGATTGACTATGCCATCGGGAAATGTACGGCGAGCGTGGGCGATGTGATTGTCTTGATTCCTGGCTCGCATTCCAGCACCACGACGATCACCGTCGATGTGGCGGGGATTACGATTACTGGCATGCCTGGTGGCCCGCGCCATATGGCGGACAGGATGGCGGCAGGCGGGTCGAGGATGCGGACTTCCGTCACGACCTCAACCGCTTCGACCGATGTGTTTACGGTGACAGCGGCGGATGTGGAAATTGCGTACATGCACTTGGTTCCAGTTGCCGGTGCGTCAGCGATCAGTGCTAGCAATACTGCGGATCGGCTGTATGTGCATGATTGTACGTTCAACATGACGACTGCGGCCAACACGGCAACCTTCGGGGTTTTCTTCCCGTTGGGAACCGGCACGACCACGGCCAATGACGATTCCGTGATTCGGAATTGCTACTGGTACGTATCGGACAATCAAGGTCCGGCCATTCGTGCCGCAGGCACCATGATCGGCTGCTCGATTGAATCCAGCACGTTCTACCTTGGCGGCACGACTGCCTGGGATGATGTGATTGAAATTACCTTGGCCGGATCGATGGGCAATCATATTCGTGATTGCGACTTCATCACGCAGGGATCTGGAACGGTCATGACCGATTGTATCGATGTGACCGGCGCAACGACGGATGGCGGCACCCAGGCGTATCGGTGCTACTTCCCCGCAGGGTCGGATGGCTTTGAAGCCACGGCCACAGCGGATATTTATTGCGCTGAGTGCTACCTGGCATCGACCACATCAGGGGCGATCACAGGGTCAGCCTAATGCAATTCGTGAAATCACGGCATGGGGCGGGGACGATCCTCCTCGCCTCAGCCGCACAACCTCGGTACTACGAGTACACCACGTCGGTCGAAATGGTGTATGCCCCGGAAGGCTCGCGCTCGCTCATTGAGCGCGGGTGTTCGGTGGTCGATAACTTCAATGCCGGACTCCGAAAGGCCACAGGTGAGTGGGTGTGGTTTTTGGGGGACGATCATGAATTTTCCCACGATACGCTCATGCGGTTACTCGATCATGATGTCGATGTGGTCGTCCCGATTGCGCCGATTAAAATTGCGCCGTGGACGCCCTGCGTGATGCACGGGCCGACCGATGGACGGATCTGGCACCCCAATATGCCGTTGTATGGGTGGGACGAACTCTCTGGGCATGGGCTGTTTCCGTTGCCGAAAGGCGATTTCATCGGGCAAGCCGGGATGTTGGTTCGGAAGCATGTCCTCGACGCGATTGGTGATCCGTGGTTCAAATGTGGGCAGCTTGACCCAGGGCGACTCCAAGAAGATATGTACTTTTGTCACGAATTGCAGCAGAAGGGCTTCACGGTCCATATCGACCAAGATATTGTGTTCGACCATTGGTTCATTATGGGTGTGACGGCACGACGACATCATGGGGTGTATGCGCCCGCGATCAAGAGCGGGAAGAACGTGATGGTGTTGCCGGACGCCAAGGGAATTCGTGAAGTGCAGCAGGTCGGTGATGGGCCGTCTCGCGTGACCTGGCGCTTACCGCAATCTTTAGACGATGCCCCACGCGAACCCTTGGAGATTGGCTGATGCCTACGGCCTCCTTGATCCATCATCTTGCGGAAATTCATGAATCGGTGCGATTTGGCGAGAATTGCATGGTGTGGCAATTTGCCACAGTCTGCGAGAATACGCAGCTTGGTGAAGGGGTGGTCGTCGGATCTGGTGCGTGGGTGGGTCGTGGATGTCTCATTGGGAATTTTACTCGTATTCAGCATGGGGCCTTCATTCCAAATCATGCTCGTATTGGACGAAGTGTCTTCATTGGCCCTAATGCGGTTTTGACGGATGATAAGCACCCGAAGGTGGGAAAGTTGTATACGCCGGAGCCGCCGATCCTTGAAGATGATTGCTCGATTGGGGCGGGTGCGGTGATTTTGCCAGGGGTGACGATTGGGCGCGGAGCATTGATTGGGGCTGGCGCGGTTGTGACGCAAGATGTGCCTGCCTTTGCGGTCATGATGGGCAGTCCTGCACGACAGAAACCTATATAGAGGAGAGATCATGGATATTGTAGTGAAGGATGAGGTGGTGCAAGTGCCGGAGAAGCAATTGCTTCGGTTCCATCAACGAGAAGAGCTGAAAGGCGAAATCGATCAGATGGAAGGCATGGTGCCCCAGCTCAAGACGCCCACGGATCGGAACGAGGTCCAGAAGCGATTGAAGCGTCTACAAGGGTCGCTCGTCTCACAGAGTCCCCATGAATTGCCTGGGGACATTAAGAATAAGCTCTATGCGGAAAGCAAGCAACTCGAATCCGAGTTGACCACAGGGATGTTGTCGCAAGAAGAGATGCGGAAGAACCCCGCCGGGTCGGTGGGGCAACACATGCGGTGGGAGCGGGCCAATAAGAAGAAGATCCTGCGCTGGAAGAATATTCAGCAAATGCTCGATCCGTCCAGCGATGACCCGGATTTGTCCAATTTCGAGCGGTTTCGCCCTGTGGGACACATGGATCGGATGCGGACTGATGCGCAAATCGGCGGACACATGAGCTATGGGAGTGTCCCGCAGGCCAATTGGGATCTGGCGTTTCAAGGGAACGGCCCGACCAATTCAGCCTTGCAGCAGGCGCAGCGGGTACAGGAAGAAAAGAAGAAGCGCATCATGACGCCGGAG